ATAAACGAGACAGTCAAAAAAAGTATGCAGGCATTAGATGCGTTTGTAAACGCTGCTGATTTTGGTGCTGCGGTAACTGCTATGACTCCATTTGCTCCAGACGCAAGTACGTTGGCAATGGGCGGTGTTATGCAAACGATGACAAATATGCAGCAGTTTTTAGATACGACCAACGAGATGAATACTCAAGGTTCGGTAGGTACGGCAATTCAACAATTAAATGATGTCGCCAAAAATGCTGGTACTCTTGGAGCAGCAGGTGCTCTTGCAACAGCACTTGCCTCAGATATTGGTTTGACTGCTCCACCCGCCATCAATGATGCATTTGCTGAATTAGAAGATGGTGAAGCTTTTGGTCAAGTAAGAGCAATTGCAGAATCTATGAAAGCCGTAAAAAATGTAATAGATTTGGGTGCGGTGAGTGGTCATATGGACGATATGAATGATGTTGTTTGGCAAAGTACACCAACAGGTCCGGTTACAGCAGCGTCCGGCACATATCAAGGTCAACAGGTTATGCAGATTGCTTGTGCCCAGGCCTTGGCGAATAACCTTACACCGACTGATGGCGAACCTGGTATTGTAAATGTTCCAGGCTGGACAAATCCAAATACAGGTGCCACAGAATACATTGGTACTACGCCAATACAAGACGCTTTAGGAACAATTCAAAAGAATTTATTAACTAAGGCATCTTCTATTCAATCGAAGATTTCTGACTCTCTGGCACCTATTGAAGAACTTACATCTGCTATTGGTCTTGCTGTTTCATCCGGCAATTTACCTGCTGCATTGGACAGTGCATTATCATCAGCAATCAAAACTAAGATGGCTGCTGCTAAAACAGATGTAGCCGCAAACCCCCACGTTGACCCGACACCACCTACTGGTGCTCCGCCCGATGAAGGAGGCGCAGGTCGACCCAAGTAAACTGAGAATTATATTATGTTTTGTGAATTTGTTGATAAAATGGGGACTGACAAGACGGTGGTTGATGCTGCCAGAGTTTCCTTTTCTAAAAGAACACAGTGGGAGAGAAACATCCCAAATCAAGGCATCTATGAGTTATCCGATAGAGATAAGAAACTCATAAACTATCTTGCTGAACACAACCATTGGTCGCCTTTCGGTCACTGTAGCATATCATTACATATCGGTGCTCCAGTATTCGTTGCTCGTCAGTTAGTCAAGCACACTGTAGGTCTCTGCTGGAATGAAGTCAGCAGACGATATGTAGATCATCCCCCAGAATTCTACTCTCCAGACACTTGGAGAGGTCGTCCTGTTGATAAAAAACAGGGTAGTAGTGATGAGACTGTTGTATGGTTGAGTCGTGAGGAACGAGTAGGTACTGCGGTACAAAAGGCTGAACAACACAGTGCCGAACTTTATGAAGAAATGATAACTGCCGGTGTATCACCAGAACAGGCAAGAATGGTTCTGCCTCAGAGTATGATGACCGAGTGGTATTGGTCTGGTAGTCTGTATGCGTTTGCCCGTGTATGTAATCTACGATGTAAAGATGATACACAAGAAGAAACCCGCGAGATTGCCTGGAAGATAGATGAGATTGCCAACAAATATTTCCCGGTCAGTTGGCCCGCTTTGAGAGACTAAAATTGATAAATAAACAACTAGGTAAAGTTGTATGCTTAGGGAATGGCGAATCTCGGATAGGAATAGACCTGCCAGACCTCAAGCAGAAGGTAGAAGTTTATGGGTGTAATGCCCTGTACCGTGACTTTACACCAGACCGTTTGGTTTGTGTTGACATTGAAATGTCTCACGAAATCTATAGGTCTGGTTATTGTAACGACAACGTAGTATATTTTAGAGCTTGGGATAAATTGCCTGGAGAGGCATACGATCAGTTAGTAACCCCAAGTCACATTTCCCAACAGGACAAAATTGACTTAAAGTCCTACATCCATGAAAGTCCCAGAGTAGATGGTTGGAATGAGTTTGTAATGAGTGGTCAAGATTTAGACCGCTTACGACAGATCCGAGAAGATTATTTAACTGAATGCCGTGAAAACGGTGTGGACGTCAATCCAGACAACATTGACATAGTATTAGGAGACAAAAGGGCAGGCCTTTGGGTAACATGGGTCGCACCGAAAGATAAAGTAATCAAGACAGAATCACTGCCGGGTAATACTGACTACGGTTTTAGTTCTGGTGCTTTATGTAATCTCTTTGCGTCAATGCAAGAACAAACACAGGAGATTTATTTGCTGGGTATGGATTTATACTCAGAAAATGAAAAAGCAAACAATGTGTATAAGGGAACGGACTGTTACATAAGTCCAGAAGGGGATCAAATTCCCCCTGAGAACTGGATACAACAGCACAAGTTGATATTTGAAAAGTTCCCACACATACAGTATTACAAAGTTAACCCTAAACCTATATCAAATAACAATGACAAGGTTAACCGTGTAATAGAGGAATGGATAGGCATTCCGAACCTTAACTACATAACCCAGAAGGAAATGTACGAGAGGATTTCATAAATCAACCAAAGGAGAAATAAAATGGCTGATATTATTCAAAGCGCAAAAGGATGGATCAATAAGATTTCTGAAGTAGCAGTAAGTCTTATCGCCCTTGCAGTAGTGCTACAGGTACTATTTGGGTCTGACATGATCTTCCTACCCGTTGATGTCATCGGGAACATAACAGGCCTGGTGGCATCACTAGGTAGCCAGGGACTAGTCGGACTAGTTGCTCTTGGTGTCATTTACTGGATTTTCACTAAGAGAGACTAGTAAGTATGACTAACGGTATATGGGGGTCAGGCCTGGCCCCCTAATACCAATTGATAAATATTCTTGTGGATAAGAGTAAGATTATATCAATCACGGACATTATTGAGAATAAAGTCCGTAAGCAAAGAGAAGTAGATGATTACAATGCTCGTCTAGAAGAATTACAAAGACAGAAGTTTTGGCTTGAGAAAGAAATACAAATGGCCGAGTTTATTATTGCCGCAGTGCAAAGTGAGATATCACCTAAAGCATTTGTTCAAGCATTAATTGAACACGAACTCGGCAAGACGGATGATAATGAATAGTATATATTTTTTGATTTACATGACTATCACACAATCAAACCTTTCCGGTATGCAGATAGTCGATGAACACTTCCCCTCATTAGAACAGTGTCACACTTACATGGAAGAGAAGTTTCAACTTGGATGGGAACTAAGATCAGTTACTGGGAACTTCTACCATTCAGAATACAAAATGATGGTGAAGGATGCTCCAAACGGTTCAATGAGAACCTACATGAGTTGTGTTGAGAAACCAGAGATGCCTTGTGGGTTCTACTGGCCTTGTGAAGATTATGGTGATTAATGTTAGTTAGTGATTCTCATAAGTTCATAGTATTCCACATTCCAAAGACTGCCGGCTCATCAATGACTTATGAGTTAGCGAAGTATGTAAACCCCTTCATAGAACCGCCACAGCCGAACAAAACCTTTGGTGGATGGCAACCACTACACCACATAGATAGAATTCAACACAGGCCAGTACAGGAGTGTAGACACACGGAATTCTGGGAACCAGAATACTTCAAGGCCTCGTTTGTTCGTAATCCCTATGACCTTGTAGTGTCTGCATGGCCTAAGAATGTAGACTTCACACAATGGGTCATCAAAGAAGTTGCCACCAGAAAGAGTTTAGTATCACGGTGGGGAAGTCAACACGACTATCTATCCAATCACAGAAACGAACTGATGGTAGACTGGGTAGGCAAGTATGAAAACATGGAAAAGGATTGGGAGAAGTTCTGCTACATGACCAAGATAGAACACAACCCACTAAAGAGGTTCAATAGTTCGTGGAAGAAACCATATCACGAATACTACAACCAAAGAACATACGAAATAGTTTCATCACTATTCAAAAAGGATTTATTTTATTTTGGATATACTCTTGACAAAACCCTTGTTTCATAGTATACTAAATAATAGTGGTAGAAGTTTTACCACATACGATAATAAAATCATACGAATAATATAAGGAGTACATGATATGAGCTTTGCAGAGCTTAAACAGAAATCTGGTTCTTTCGATGCCTTACAGGCAGAACTGAAAAAAATCGAGAGCCCCACCTCCGGTTCTTCTTTTGAAGATAACCGATTCTGGAAACCTGACCTAGACAAAACCGGCAACGGTTATGCTGTGTTACGTTTTCTCCCACAACCTGCCGGTGAAGATTTGCCATGGGTCCGTCTTTGGAATCATGCGTTCAATGGTCCCGGTGGTTGGTACATTGAAAACTCCCTGACTACAATCGGTAAGAATGACCCTGTGTCTGAATACAACACCGAACTGTGGAACAGTGGTACTGAGGCGGATAAGGATATTGCTCGTAAACAGAAGCGTATTCTAAAATATTACTCCAACGTCCTAGTTGTGAGTGACCCCAAGCACCCCGAGAACGATGGTACTGTCCGGTTGTTCCGTTATGGTAAGAAAATCTTTGATAAGATTACCGAAGCAATGAATCCGGCATTTGAAGATGAAACTCCCTTGAATCCATTTGATCTTTGGGAAGGTGCTAACTTCAAACTCAAGATTCGTAAAGTCGATGGTTATTGGAACTACGACAAATCAGAGTTTGATTCTAAATCACAGTTGTTTGAAGGTGACGATGCTCGCCTGGAGACACTGTACAATGAGAAACTTCACAGTCTGCAAGAGTTTGTTAACCCAGACCAGTTCAAGACTTATGAAGAACTCAAAGAAAAACTCAACAAGACTCTTACTGGTACATCAGTAAAGGGCACTGTTGAGACATTTACTCCCAAGAAGAAAGAACCAGTCGTTGAGGCCGTTATGCCAGAGACAACTGACGATGATGAAACCTTGGATTATTTTGCTAAACTAGCAGATGAGTCGTAAGGCAACTGCGACCGAGACCCCGCTACGGCGGGGTCTTTTTTTATCCTAGTCCGATTGTCTTTTCTGTCCAAACATCAAACTGCCAACCACGTTTGTCACAGTATTTCTTTGCTGCCTGCCACTTGGCAGTATTCTTACCAAACTCTCTAACTTCATAGAGATAACCTTTAGTCTTACGTTTGCCCACTTTAGGTGGTCGTAGTTGTTTCTCTGGTTTAACTTCAATCAGTTTGATAACGTGACTATCACCACGACGAACCTTTACCCAGAAGTCTGGATAGTATCTGTGTATGTCACCATCTAACGGTGACACATAGGGTATTGCCACTTCCTCACTTGCCCATTCCAACACATTTTCATTGTTGTCAAAATAACGCATACAATGCCTTTCCCACATGGAACGATAGATAATATTCCGTGGGTTTCCTTTGTACTTACTAGGTTCGTTCGGTGTAAACCGACCTT